ATCAGTTTGATAAGATATTTCATGAAGGAATTGATGCGTGGAAAGCAGATATTCAAGCAGTCAAAGATGCTCATCCTAAAGCTGTTATAGATAATGATACACTAGAAGCTAGGAAGAGTCAAGCGTTATTTGATATTCAGTTACAAAAATATTCTAATGCAATAGAGAGATTAGCACAATACGAAGTTGCTGTCGGTAGAACAGAAGTAACAGAAACAGTATCAACCGAAGAAGTTGAAAGAAACGAAGAAACTGGTGAACTTGAAAATATTGTGGCTACTGTTGTCTTAGTGAGTGCGATAGATCCAGTAGCGTCTACAGTTACCTCAGTGTCGTATGACGAAGAAGGAAATCCTACTACATCAGAAATAGAAAATCCATCTATTACTAAAGACATTGAAGAGAGGGCAGAAGCACAGACTATCGTAGATGCTACTCCTTCAGAAGTCATTGACGCTTACAACGCTTTATAAATAGTAGAGTAATCTAACTATGGGAAATAAAAATGGCACAGCCTACTACAAGACAAGAATTTAAAGAATGGTGCTTACGTAAACTAGGCAAGCCAGTCATTGAAGTTAACGTTGATCAAGATCAAGCAGATGATCGTATCGATGAGGCTTTGTCGTATTACTGGGACTATCACTTTGACGGTACAGAGAAGACATTTCTAAAGCATCAGATTACAGCCGCTGATAAGACAAATGGTTACATTACAGTGCCCGAGAACGTTATTGGCGCAGTCAATATATTTAACTTAGGCTCTAGCATCACAGCAAGTACGGGTATGTTCAACGTACAATATCAATTCGTATTGAATAACATACATGACTTCATCAATTATAACATGACTCACTTCTATATGTCAATGCAACATTTGCAGTTTATGGAAGAAATCTTAGTAGGTAAACAACCTATCAGATACAACAGACACATCAATAGACTACACATCGACACTGATTGGAGTTTGTTGACAGAAGGTGACTACATTGTAGCAGAGTGCTACAGTATTGTTGATCCAACAGTGTACGCAGACGTATATAAAGATCGATGGTTGCAGAACTATGCAACTGCTAAAATTAAATTTCAGTGGGGTTCAAACCTTACAAAGTTTGTAGGCATGTCACTACCTGGTAATGTTCAGTTTAATGGTGAACAAATTCTTGCAGACGCTAGGGAGGAAATTCAAAGGCTTGAAGAAGAGATGATTTCTTCTTACTCATTGCCAGTTGTAGACATGATTGGATAATTGACTTATGGCTAAGAATTTCTACTTTGAAAACTACTCTAACTCAATGGAGCAAGAACTCATAGAGGATCTTGTCATTGAGTCTATTCGTATCTATGGTGTAGACACTTGGTATATTCCTAGAACACTAGGCGCAAAAGACGATCTATTAAACGAAGACGATTTACCGCAATACAACGATGCGTTCATGGTAGAAATGTACGTGAAGAACATCGATGGCTTTGAAGGTGAAGGCGACTTCTTATCTAAGTTTGGTCTACAAATACGTGATAGCATGACATTGACTATCGCTATACGATCATTTAACCAAGAAGTTGCGGTACACTCAGAACAAATTCGCCCATTCGAAGGCGACATCATATACATGCCTCTGAATCGCAAGTTCTTTAAAGTCATGCACGTAGAGCATGAAGCAATATTTTATCAAATGGGTAATCTACAAACTTATGATTTGCGTTGTGAATTACTCGAATACAGTGGTGAAGTATTCAACACTGGTCAGGAATTCATCGATGATTACTTCGCAGAGTATCAACTTACTGTATCACCAGATACAACTACTTACACAGTATCAGTTAACGATAAGACAGTTACTAACCCTTATGGTTCTCAGGGATCATCAAAAGCGTTCTTCATAGGCGCAGACGAAGCACCATATCTAAACTTATACGCTGGTTCTACATATGTATTTGATCAAAGCGATGCATCGAATGCGAACAATCAGATAGAAATTCACACAACAATTGTACCATCTGCTGGATCACTTGTCACTACTGTATATACAGGTACACCTGGAGTTGCTAATACTACTCCTGGTCTTACTTGGACACCTGCAACCGCTGGTTCGTATTACTATCTACAGTCTGGTGTTGGCAACGAATACATGGGTAGAGAGATTATCGTCTACGCAGATAAGCTAGAGAATGTTGAGATATATGATGATGTAGCAGACAACACTACAATTGAAACGATTGCTGATAACATCTTAGACTTCTCTGAGAGCAATCCATTTGGAGAGGATAACTTCTAATGTTTGGTAATCATTTTTATAACGAAACAACACGCAGATATATTGCTGTCTTTGGCACCCTATTCAATGATATCATTATCCGCAGAAAAGACAACACAGGCGCTCTGAAGCTGTCTCAGAAGGTCCCAATTAACTATGCACCTATGCAGAAGTTACTTGCAAGACTAGAAGCAGATAACGATCTACGATCACCTTCTATCACTTTACCACGCATGTCTTTTGAGATAACTGGTTTGACATTCAATCCAGAGAGAAAAATTGGTGGGCTACAGAAGTATGTTAAGGGTAATGCAACTACAGACAACGTTCTATCTTCACAATATACACCTGCGCCATATGATTTAAATATTCAGTTAAACATCATGACGAAGTATAACGAAGATGGCACAAAGATTTTAGAACAGATTTTACCATACTTTCAACCAGAGTATACGCCAACTGTTAAGATACTAGATGACATGGAATTGTACTTAGACATTCCTATCGTACTCAACAGCGTAACACAAGAAGATGTTTACGAAGGTAACTTCGAAGAGAGACGTTCACTAATCTGGACACTCGACTTTACTATGAAAGCATTTTACTTTGGTCCGACATCAAATCGTAAAGTTATTAAGTTCGCTGAAGCATCAGTGTTTGCGCCAATGGACGCAACGCAAGCAGAAGAGAAAATTACTGCTCAACCAGGACTTACTGCAAACGGAACACCAACAACCTCTGCTGACAATACCGTAGATTATAATGACATAAATATTGATGATGACTGGGCGTTTATTGTTCAAGTAGAGGATGCGTAATGGATGATGAGATTGGTAAGTCTCTTGGATTAGAACCTATGAAACCACCCTTACAGGGTGAAGTCGTAGAGCATGAACCAAAACAAGAGATAGTAGTAGCAGATGATAGAAGTGAGCGGGATTATGATTACGCTAGAACTAACTTCTATAATGTTATTGAAAAAGGTACTCAAGCACTTGAGGATATGCTAGATGTTGCAAAAGCATCTGAGCATCCTAGAGCGTATGAAGTCGTTTCTACATTGATGAAGACACTTGTAGATGCAAACAAAGACTTAGTATCTATGGGTGACAAGAAAGTCAAAGCAGAAGAATCAGAAGAGAATAAGCCAGTAACAAATAATAATTTGTTTGTAGGGTCAACTGCTGAACTTCAGCAACTATTAAAAGATATGAAAAATGACAATAGTTGATGAAAGCAACATAAAGGGTTACAACGGTAATGTAAACATCAAGCGCAAAGGTATGACCATTGAGTTTGATCAAGAGATGGTTACCGAGTTTGTCAAATGCGCTAAAGATCCCACTTACTTCTCTGAAAAGTATATTAAAATCGTACATGTTGATCATGGGCTCATTCCCATTAAGATGTATGATTATCAAAAAGATATTATAGAAGCGATCACACACAACAGGCGTGTGACTGTAAACACCTCTAGACAAGCAGGTAAGACAACTACAGCGGTAGCAGTCATTCTACATTACGTACTGTTTAATGATTATAAGACTGTTGCGTTACTAGCAAACAAGGGCGATGCCGCCCGTGAAATACTTGATAGGATTAAGATAGCGTATGAAGCACTCCCAAAGTGGATGCAACAAGGTGTCATTGAATGGAACAAAGGTTCCGTTGAATTCGAGAATGGATGTAAAATCATTGCAGGTGCTACTTCTTCTAGTGCTATTCGAGGTAAGTCTATCTCATTTCTATACATTGACGAAACAGCCTTTGTCGAGAACTGGGATGAATTTTTTGCTTCAGTCTTCCCTACGATATCATCAGGTGATACAACAAAGATACTTTTCACCTCTACACCAAATGGTCTGAACCATTTTTACAAAACGTGTGAAGGTGCAAAAGAAGGTCGTAATGGATACATCTTTATCGAAGTGCCTTGGCAGAGAGTGCCAGGTCGTGACGATAAGTGGAAAGACGAAACTTTAGCGGCGATGGATAATGACTATCAGAAGTTTTCGCAAGAGTTTGAGTGTCAATTTTTAGGGTCATCAGGCACTTTGATTGAAGGCTCTAAACTAAAATCTTTAGTATGGAAAGAGCCTCTTGCAGAAGCAGAAGGTATCAAACTACTTGAAGAGAGAAAAGACGATCATACGTATGTATGTGTAGTAGACGTATCTAGAGGAAAAGGTCTAGACTATTCAGCATTTCAAATAATAGATGTGACTAGCATGCCTTATAAACAAGTTTGCGTATACAGAGACAATATGATCACCCCAATAGATTATGCAGAAATAATATATAGAACGACAAAACAATATAATGATGCATACACATTAATTGAGATTAATGACATAGGTGAACAAGTATCTGAAATTTTACACTATGAATTCGAAGTCGAAACTCTTATGCACACAGAATCAGCAGGCAGGGCAGGTAAAAGAATATCAGGTGGGTTTGGTAAGTCCACTGACAAGGGCATTAGAACCACAAAATCTGTAAAGTCGATTGGCTGTAATATGCTAAAAATGCTCATTGAGCAAGATCAAATTTTAATTAATGATTACGATACAATACGAGAACTATCTACGTTTTCACGTAGAGGAAACTCATACGAAGCGGAATCAGGTAACCATGATGATCTAGTCATGTGTTTAGTCTTATTTGGTTGGTTGTCAGACCAAACTTTCTTTAGAGAGATTACTGATATCAACACAATGAATAAGCTAAAGCAAAGAAATGAAGATGAAATGTTAGAGAGTTTACTACCAGTAGGCTTCAACAACATGCATGAAGAGGACTCCGAGCTTATGGGAGAGAGGGATTTCAGAAACTGGTTTAATTACTAGAGATGAGTTTTTTATAAATATAACGACAAAGATCAAAGATTTGAAATCTATAAATCATAATAGACAAGGAGAAATGAGATGGCTTTTCAATTAAGTCCAGGAGTTAACGTTAGCGAAATCGATCTAACGACAGTTGTACCAGCAGTGGCTACAACCGAAGGTGCTATCGCTGGCGTATTTCGTTGGGGACCAACCGACGAACCCGTCCTAATCGGCTCTGAAATTGACCTAGTAAATCGTTTTGGCAAACCTTTCGCCAACACAACTTGGTCGAATGCAGAAACCTTTTTCACAGCGGCGAATTTTTTATCATACAGTGATGCATTGTATGTTCAGCGTGTACATGATAACGGTGCAAAATCAGGTGGTACTAACTTTGAAGGCGCTTACGTAGGTAAACTAGGCGATGATATCGAAGTTGCATGGTGCGATAACGCATCTTTTGCAGGAACTACTGTAAGTGAAGTACTGAACATTCCAGCATCAAGCGCAATTGGTACTATCGATGTAGCACAAGCCACATCAACACATGGTATCACAGAAGGTCAATCAGTAATTGCTGGTGGACAAGAACTAGTTGTTACAGACGTATCAGATAGTTCAAACTCAACACACACAACTTCAACAATTACTTTTGATAAAAAGTTTGTTGGAACTGCGGCTCACGCCGAAGCATCATTTGTTCGACAGTGGGCTTATGCATCATCTTTTGATGCGGCACCTGTAGCAGGAGCTGGTGGTAAAGGATATCACATAGTAGTTCTTGATAAGGGCGGATTCACAGGTACAGCAGGTGTACTAGAGAAGTTTGAAAACTTGGGCGATACCGCTACAGACAAAAACTTTGATGGTTCGACTTCATTTATCAATCAAGTACTAGAAAATAGTTCTAACTATATCAGAGTTAAGTCTGGCGCAAACTTTGCGACTGGTCAAGCTGTAGAAGGATTAACAGGCGGATCAGATGGCGATAGCGAAACTGACATCGGTGCAGGTCCAATTGGTCTAGGTTGGGACAAGTTTAAAGCGGCAGAAAACATTGACGTTTCTCTACTTCTTACTGGTCACCCAGATATCGTTGTGCAGAACTACGTAATCGATAATATCGCAGAAACTAGAAAAGATTGTATTGCGTTTATTACACCAGATGTACCTAACACAGCATCAGCACAAGACATTGTTACCGCAGTAGCAACACTATCGTCCTCATCTTACGCAGTCGTAGATAGTGGACATAAGTATCAATACGATAAGTACAATGACGTATATCGTTGGATTCCATTAAACGGCGATGTAGCAGGTCTATGTGCAAGAACAGATGACGCACGTGACCCTTGGTTCTCACCAGCAGGCTATAGTCGTGGTGGAATTAAGAACGTTGTTAAGTTGGCATTGAACCCAACTAAAACAGATCGTGATTTGCTTTACAAAAACGGTGTCAACCCAGTTATCACACAAGCAGGGCAAGGTACGCTACTCTTTGGTGATAAAACATATTTGAACCAACCGAGTGCATTCGACAGAATTAACGTCCGACGTTTGTTTATCGTTCTTGAAAAAGCAATCTCAACTGCATCGAAGTCTACTCTATTCGAATTTAACGATGAGTTTACAAGAGCGCAGTTCCGCAATCTAGTTGAGCCTTTCTTGCGAGATGTTCAAGGTCGTAGAGGTATCTATGACTTCAGAGTTGTCTGCGATGAGACCAACAACACTTCACAGGTGATTGATAGCAATCAGTTTGTAGGCGATATCTATATCAAGCCTGCACGTGCTATTAACTTCATCCAACTCAACTTTGTTGCAGTTAGAACTGGTGTTGAATTCTCAGAGATCGTTGGTCAGTAACATAAATAAAAGAAAGAGGAGATAACGCACAATGGCTTTCAACATTAATGAAATCAAAAGTCAGCTAACCTTCGGGGGTGCTAAAGCGTCTCTTTTCCAAGTTCAGATCACTAATCCGATCAACGGAATTGCAGACCTTAAGACACCCTTTATGGTGCAAGCGGCACAGATACCCGAATCAACTTTAGGGACGATTGAAATCCCTTATTTCGGGCGTAAAGTAAAACTAGCAGGTGACAGAACATTCGCTGAATGGACTGTGACTATTATGAATGATGAAGACTTTCTCATTCGCAACGCAATGGAAAACTGGATGGCATCAATTAACAGCCACCAGGGTAACCAAAGACAGTTGAATACTGCACAAGCATCTGAGTATAAATCTCAGGCGCAGATTATTCAGTATTCTAAGACTGGTGTTCCACTACGTGAATATACATTTAACGGATTATTCCCAACAACTGTAGCGGCAATCACAATGGATTGGTCAACTACAGATGACATTGAAAGATTTGATGTGACATTCCAATATGATTGGTGGGACGTAAGCGGTGGTGTTACAGGTAACGCTGGCACAAACGCTTAATCCGAAATGACTAAGTAAAGAGAGGGGCATAGCGCCTCTCTCTTATTAAAGGATGAAGTATGGAATTATTTGGATTTGAAATAAAACGAAAGAACGAAGAGAACAAGAATTTACGTTCCTT